CCCACAGATAGGACAGCGGAAATTAATCCTATAAGGATTGGTCCGCTTTATTTTATAGTTATCCAGGCGAGCTGCTAGGTGCTGCGCATACTGTATATCTACAAAGTTTGCCATAATATAAAATCCAATTAATTTACTTTGCGAGTATTATAATACAGAACGCTAGGAATGTCAATGGTTATTTGAAAATAACCGATAAGTCAGCATAATTTAAAATGAAAGTGATAATTGCGAATGCGCCCAACATCCACCATTTTAAATTTTCTAAAGAACGAATTTGTTGTTCTTGTATATTTACTTTGTCTTTAACGTCACGTACTATATTATCAATAATTGCTAAAGTTTCAGTATGTCTTCTTTCATGTGCAACTTTTGTTTCTTCTGCCATCACACGATGTTGTTCTTTACCTTCAACCATTGCTGCTAACATTTCTTCTTTAAATGCTTGCTTGTATTCATCAAGTTCTTCTTTCATGGCAAGCCTTGCTTCCATGTTCATACGGCGTTGGTCTTGTAACTTTTCGTCCATGAACTCAATCTTAGATTGAAAGTTCTCCATGATCTGTTGCTGCACGGCCAGGGACTTGGCAATCTCTTGCATCCCATCTACGGCCTCGTCAACCTTATCGAAAAATTTTCCGATTGATTGAATGTCTTTCTTAATGAGGGCGATATCGGTCTTAACGTGGTTAAGGTCGTCAGACATATTTACTCCGGTTAGGTTGTTATTATACCACAATATCCATAATATGTCAATGGATATTTATAAGGATAGGTTTGAAAAAGAAGAATATTAGCAATTATTGTTCTGAATTTTTCTCAATTGCTAAACCTGCTGCAGGTTCATCGTCAATAGTTACATTACGATAGTAAACAATGACTTCTCCAAGCTCTCGAATATATCTACGGAGCTCTTGAGTGTTTGCTGACATATTCTTGTAATCACCGACGGTCATTGCGACAAAGACAACGTCACCATTATTTTTCTTTTTCATTTCATCAAGGAAACGGTCAAGATACGTATAACCCACTGGCCACTCTGGATGCTCTCTTTCTTCCAGAGTACAATCCTTCGGCCTTTTGGTTTTCGGTGTTCCATCATCCTTAAATTCACCTGTAGGGAGTGCCTTACAAGGATTAGCAATTATTGCTTCGGATACCACATACCATTTAGGATTAACTAATTCAATAGGACGAGGTAAAGTAGGTTGTATAATTTCAATCTTTACAGGTTTTGTAATAATCTCGACTTCTTTTTCGCCGAAGATGTTTTGTAAAGTACTACAACCGCTAAGGAGCGTCAGGAGCATCAAGCTCGTAAATAGCTTTGCTGTCATTTTCTATATCTCCAAATACTTCCTGTGTACCATTATTGAATCTTAATTCCATAAGGCCAGGTTTCGCCGTTGCGAGTTTATCAAAATTATGTTTAGAAAAGATCTCGAGGTAACGATTCTTTTCTTGTTCGATAACGTTATAGTTACGCTGAAGGTTTGATAACGATTCACCTTGTCTCTCATAAGATTCTTGCATGGCAGTAATGGTTGCTTTCTGTTCTTCAACAGCAGCTTCCAATTTGACTGCGTTCTCTTTGAGAGTTACGTTTTCGTTATATAACCAATATGAACCTAAACCGAGAACCAATATAATTCCAATGAATAATTGGTTAAACATATTAATCCTCTTCGGATTCAGTAGGCTCTTCAGTAACTTCGGTTTCTTCAGGTAAATCAACAGCAGGTTCATCTACTTCAACAGGAGCTTCTGCTTCTACAGGTTCAGCTGCAAGATCTGCTGCCATTGTTTCGATTTCTGCTACTTCAGGATTTTCCTGAGTCATGTCTTGATACTTTTGATTTAATGCAGCTCTTACTCGAGTTGTCATTTCGTCATCAAAAGCCTTTTTGAGGTTAAGCGGATTATTATCTAACGCTTGTTGTATAATGTCATTTACTGGCATTGTTTTTCTCCATTTTAAAAAAATTATTTATACTTGTTCCAAACGTGACATCAAACGCTCTGCACGATTAGTCACTTGTTTGTACCATCTGGAATCTCTGCCTTCTACTGCGGCTTCTTTCCAATCACTATCAAGAATTGCTGCGTGCATCTTCTTGAATTTGCTCAATCTTGTCCTTCCCATGTTGAACATCATGTTCACAAGGATTTGTTGTACTTCATCAGGTAGATCTTCGAAGACTCCTTCTTCGTATAACTTTTCGCATTCACTAATTGCGATATCTAAATCTTTCTCGAAACATTCTTTAACTCTTTCTTCCGAGACAGGCGTACCAACTTCAGCTCCATGTTCTGGGTCTGATTCTAATACTAGATGACCTACACCAAATGTAGGATAACCAAGGTGGTCGAGATATACTTCATTCACAACACCTTCGTCGATTTTTAATTGTTCAAATACTGCTTCTCTATCCAATTTCGTATCCCTAAAAAACATAATTATACCTTTCTACCCTGCTGCAGAACCCATAGCTTGTTTTGCTGCAGCTCTTTCTTTATCACGTTCCTGCTTTCGTTGTTCACGTTCTTTCTCAACTTCATCTTGATTCTTTTGTCTTTCAACTTCAGCAGCGTGCTTTAATTTAATTCTTTCTTTTTCTTTATCTTGACGTTGTTTCATAAGGTCAAGTTCAGATGCTTGTCTTGCCTTTAATTGAGCTTGAGCGACAGCATCTTCATCAACCATTATTGCGCCAATCAAATCACGAACACGTTTCTTGTGTTTCTTTTGATTCTTTTTAGAAACACCAGGTTCGCCTTGAGGACCTACTCCTAACCCAGCAATGTTTCCACCGCCTACGTTATTTACAGGTTCTTCTTCAACTTCTCTCTTAGCGGCTTCGGCAATTACATCACCGTATTCTTCTAAGAATCTTTCTAATGCTTCTTCCAAATCTTCTTCAACTGATTCCTCAGTTAAATAGTTGGTTGCCTCAATTCGTTGTTGCTCCTTGATTAACCAAAGAGCCGATGCATAACTTGCTAATCTTGTAGATCCACCTGGTAGTTTTGCTAATAACTTTTTCAAGTTCAGTATCATTTGGTCGAAGACACCAAAAGCTGCCTTCTGATTATTTTTAGTAAAGTCCTTACGCTTGATAAGGATATTACCTTTCTTGTCTATGATACCTTCTTTATATGCGTTCCACTTTTCAAAAGGTGTCACTAACCTTTTAATAAATGAATACACTAAGAATAGATCTACTACCATTTAGATTTCCTTGAGCCTATTTGTAATAAATTCATCGCCATTAATAGAATCAGAATTTATCATCACATCATCGTATACTAATAATTCAGGCATAAAGTTCAAATATTCTACGAATGGTTTTAAATATTCGTGATACTCATGAAGTCTCATGAATAACATATTTGTTGCCTCAGGACCAAACACATTGAATATTACAATGAGATGGTTAAGAATCAACCTTTCTTTCAATTCAGAATCTTGCTTATACCGACTGAAGAGTTTACGGAGGTATTGGAACCTCTTGATGTCCTCTTCAAACTCTGACATCTCAGTGCACTGAGGATTGTCATAGTGCTTCATCGCATATAGCAGAAAGGTTGATTCTGTCAAATTCATAACAATAAAAGGCTAACTATTTAGAATTAGCTGTCAGCTACAACTGAATCGTCACCAGTTCCTGTTACACCCAAGTCACCAGCATCTCCTGCAGATACCTTCATAGGTACCAAGCATTCTGCGTAATGACGACCGTTTGATGTATGGTATAACCACCAACCAGGACCTTTGAGACCTTTAGCTCTGTTAGATGCAACACCTGCCTCTGTCAAGTCAACGAATACTGCGTTGTCTTTGTCATGAGACTTATTAGTGTTATTGCTGTCATCTTCGAGCCACTTAGGTACGGAAGCTGCTGCGTCTGTTTTTCCCCATAGTGCCATTGTTATCTCCTTAAGTTTTTATTTTATTAACGTTAATAATAAATTTACTTGACGACTTTAAATAGTTCGTCAACTAATTCGGCTTTCTTTTTTCTTCGGTCTAATTCAATTCCTGCCTTACGACCTTCGGCCTCAAGTTGAACTTTCGTTAATTTATTTAACGAAGCTTTAGTAACTTTAGGACCTTTTGCTGCAGCAGCCTTCTTAGGCTCCTTTACAGGGTCGATTTTTTTGACAGGAGCATCGTCTTTACCGAATAGTTTTTTTAACCAATCAATCAAAAACATAATTTACTCCTATTATATAATAGAATTAACCGCCGCAGTTGCTAGCAGCTAATTTCTTTTTCTTGTCGCCTTCAGGCTTGAGAGAATCAGAAGCTTCTGTCTCATCAAGGTCTTCAGCTTTTTCGTTGTCTCCTTTCCAGTTTGCATCGACGTAGTTGAAGAACTCTTTCTTCTTCTCATCGTCTAATTCAGCTGGAGATTCAACACCAAACTTTTTAAGTGCCTTTTGAAAGAACTCTTGATATTCAGTATCTTCTTCGTTCTTCAAACGCGCCATGATAGCTGACTCAATTTTACTTTCAATAATTTGTTTCCATTCCATTTCAGGACTCCTAAATTTTATTTAATATGGTTATTTATAACAGTTTAGTAATTCTAACTTCCAAATTGTTAATACCTTTAATTAATCTATGGTATTCGTATTTTCGTATTGTAAACCCAATACCAGGCTTTAATAATATAGGTAAGGAGCCTTCAGGTTGAAATTGCCAACCATCTCCACTCAATACTTCAACAATTCTATCTTCATGGTCTTGATGCCAAACAAACTCTTCATCAGGTTGTTTTACATCAAAGATTCGGATATCTCCTTCATCTTCGTATGGCCTACCAGAAAAAATCTCCGCCACCTTTAAGTCCGAGTTCTTTTGCGTACTTTGGTAATCTGCACGCCCAGTATCCAGGACTGAGTTTGTCTGTTTTAGTATCACAATTATGTCTCGATGCAAAATTCTTTGCTGCTTCTCTATCATTGATTTTAGCTGTAAGACCGCCTTTTTCATCACCAAATTCGATTTTCTTGATATTGCCTGTTTTAGGGTTTCTAACGTAGACAACATATTTCTTATCTCCACTTGAACGCTTTGGTTTATTTAGTTCTACATCTTTCTCTGCCGAAAGCAATCCTAATGATGTATCAAACTCAACCATAGGTTTTTCTAAAGGAACAGTCACACCTTCATATAATCCGAAGTTCTCGTGTTTCCATTCTGATATCTTTTTCATTAGTGATCGCTCGCGTCGTTTCTTGCTGTCTTATTACTCAATATGAATCTACGATTCGGATTAACAGCAACTTTAAATTTTGTTAATAACTTTCTATTTACTAACATCTCCGATGCAGTGTCTTTTAATGACAAAGCAATTTCAGCAATATGCTTTTTATTGTTGAATATAATCTCATGTTCAATTACAGGTCTTTCGTCAAATGGTTTTTGACCTCTCATTGGTTTTGAGACATATAATAATTTATCTTCAAACTTATAACCGTTCTTTTCCCAAGTAACCTTATTACCTTTAACGCTGATACTATCAACGTGTAACATACTTGCCTTTGCACTATTTCCTGTGTCAAACTTTGCACGGACAGGATTCTTTTCCATACCCTTAAATATAATTGTTTCTATATATCCTGCTTCTTGTCTAAATACAGGTCGCCTATTGACATCTTTGGAAAAGAATTGTATAATACTTTCTAATACTTGTTTATCGGTTACCTTACCTTTCTTTTCTTCGGTCCAAGGATCATATCCTTCAAAGTGAGAACGAATACCAGGAGATCCATTGACCTCAAGGATATAAGGTTTACCATCAACCATTGCGTGGTCAACACCACAATATAATGCACCACTTGCTCGAGCAGCGGCCTTAATAACATCTATCTCTTTCTTTGATAAACTATAAGGTTCAGTCCTTGCTCCTAAGTGAACATTATTTCTAAAATCTTTATTCTCTTCTTCTCGTATTCTTTCGGCTGATGCTAAAATTTTACCGCCAATTACAAGAGTACGAATATCTGATTTCATTTCTTTAAATTCTTGTAATAACAAATCAGCATCGTATTTCCACAAACCTTGGCATACACCTGTCAGCGATGACATACTATCTACTTTCATAACACCAACACCTTGAGTACCTTTCAAGGTTTTTACAATAACAGGAAATTTTCCACCTACACGTTTGTGAGCATCTTCAATAGATTTTGTGTTTGATATAATAGACGTTCTTGGAATCGGTATATTATTTCGTTCCATCATCAAAGCATTGGACATTTTGTTGTCACAAACTAACATTGAATCCAAATCATTAACAACTAAGAATCCGATATCTTGTAAGGAAGAAACCATTGACTGAGAGGATAAAGTTTCAATTGCTCCTGCCCTAACAAAGATAATTGAGTTATGAGTTTCTACTTCAGCATCAGAGCCTTTGCCATCAATATTACGAATCTTTACTGAACCAATTTCAATATCGGAACCTGCGATCCATGCTTTCTTAACATCAACGAAATCATATTTGATATTACGCTTAACAGAAACTTCTTCCATCAAACCTGCGAAAGTTCCATCACCATCACCTGTACCTAATACAACAACGTGCAACTCCTCATAAGAAAGAACGGAGGTTTCTTCCTCGAGGATCGCTGTTCTGTACTCAGATATACTTTTCATGATAATAAAACTTCACGTGGCGAATTAAGCGCCGTGCTTAATTACGATAGATCTGATATATTCGCCAGGTTTTGCATTAGGATACATTTGGTCGAAGGCAGCTCTATCGTTTCTTGCGATCATACCTGCCAAATCTTCAGAAGGTTCAGTATCCAATCCATAGATAAGCTTCTTTAAACCTTTAAGATTCTTTTGCTTATATAATGCAATAGCTTTCTTGTAGTCAGGAATATCGAAATCTAAATCATGCATCTGCATTGTTTTAATTTCTTTTTGAGCATCCTTTACAAAATCTTCTGTTATCTCAACTGATTCACCATAACCTGCAGCTAATTTAACTTGTGGCTTTGCTTTTGCTCTTGCCTGGTCCAATGCAGCTTCAACTTCTTTCCACTGACGGATATAAGCTAATGAACCGTATTCAGTTTTCTTTAATTTACCTAACTCTCTTTTGACCTTAGGATCTTTTGATTGCTTCATATCGCCAAGACCATATCTTGCGTTAAGTTCTTGTAGGTTGCGTTCTTTAACTGCTTCTGTTAGTTCAGGGTAAAGATCTACTACATCATCGTCATCTAACATCA